CGCCATTCGTGGTATCCTTTTGGTATGAAGCGATAACTTGGGTGGTTTTCAATATCCCCAACCTCTTTTAGCGCTTCAACTTCATTTTCCTCCTCTTGTTGCTTCTCGTGCATCACTTACTTTGTTTTTAATTCTAAGGATATAGCTTTTAACTATTTCCTTAACTACCGCAGTTTTTCCAATGTCGCTAAAATCTGCACCAGCTTTCATTTGCTCTGCTAGTGACCCTTCCAGTTCATCAATAATTCTATCCATCTCATCAGTTAAAACTGTCCAGCCATCACTGTTGCTAATATCACTTAAAATAATTTCCTCTTGACTGTTTCCTCGCTCCTCAGCTTCTTTTTCCACTTTAGTTAAGTATGGACTCTGAATTTTGTCTGGTCTAATGGCTGTGCTCATTGCATTCCTCCTTGTACTGTTTGGGGTACTGCTGCTCCAGCTTGGGGTGCACCCTGTGGAGAAGCTGGCACTTCGTTAGGATTGCCAACGCCCATTTGTTGCAGGAAATTGGCAAATTCTTGACTGTTTCTATTTATTACATCATCAATATTTTTATTAGCATTAGGATTATAGTCAGTTAAGATCTTCTCCCAGTTTTGCAGTCCTGAGTTACTAATGATTTGAGTTAAAAGCTCAGATAAATTAATTTCCTTACCCTCAGCTTTCAAAGCTTCAATTAGTTGTGGCTGAGTGCTAATCATATTTAGCAAACTCTCCAGTGACTTTTGGGTCGTTTCTCGATCCACCATATAGGTTGAACCAGAAATGGTCTCATAGTCATAAAGAGTTTGATTGTAGTGTTTAGCATCAATCTTTAACTCATTAGTCTCTGGATTGTACATTTCCTGAATTTCTGGATACTGCATTGCCAGTGATTCAATCTCTGGTCTAAACATTCTAATGGTGGTTGAAGATTTTTGGTTTTTAACAATTAGATTGGCAAAGCGACTCATCACTTGGTCAATAAACTTCTCCATATAGTGTCTATCAATGTTATCTCGTGAGTTTTCTCTTCGCTCATGCATTTTTAGAGCTTGTGGGGTTTTACCAAAGCCAGGATCAGTCTTTTCGGTGACTGCAGTATCAGTTGTGCCAAAAATATTTAATAGGGATGCGTTAACAATACTGAAAGCACTATTAAAGGTTGAAACACCCTGTGGAGCTAGATTAAGAGTTTTAGCAGTGTTTAGGATGTTGTTTCTAACAAGCCATTTGGCACTAGCACCATATTTAATGCTTGATGCATCAGCAATATTGTCTTTGTTTAAAAGAACTGGCGGGAAAATAGAAACTTTGACTGCATCCATATAAAGATTCCAGAGTGAATTACCAGTTTTAGCCAAACTCATTCCACGCTCAAAATCACCAAAGCCAAAGAAGTCAGTTAACAGTGGCATTGAGTATTTGCCGACCACTGGAAGCTCGCCATTGTCCTGGGGATTTTTTTGGTCACGCATAATTTCTCTAGCGGATTCTACATAATCAACCCAGCGGTCTTTTTCGTACATAGAAAGAATGCTATACATCCCTTCTTTTTTACCAGCACTTTCGCCTGGATATTCATTCTCTTCACGCTGAGTCTTTTTATCAGCACCCTTGTTTTGGCTGTCTCCACCAATCTTTTCAAGTTTGCTAATAATGCTGCTCATATTTTTGAAACCATCTCGCTTCTCTTTGGCAATTTGCTTAAACCAATCAAGAGATTTCCAGGAGCGAATAATAATATAATCACTAGAGTTTAGCGATTGTGCCCCAACTTGGGGGAAAACATCTCTGATATTTAAAAGCCACATGTCTGGTCCAGCATAGCCATTGGCTTTAACATCCCAGTCAATAAAAGCAAAGAAGTTGCCATAAAGACCAGAATACATATCCACCATCCTGAATTTTGAAAGCAAATCATACTGGGCATTGGCATTGGGCACAACATATTTGTCTAAAATGAGATTTAAAAGAATGGTTGACCCAATGTCATTTTTAGAAATGCCCTTTAATTTACCAGACCCCATCTGGGACATCACCCTAGCACTGCGATCTATTAAGTGATTAGTTAGTCGAGGATCTACTACTTGAGATTTGGTCCTAGACGAGATCTGGTCGTTTAGAATGCCGAGAAACATTTTCTCCATATCATCCCACTTTTCGCGTTTTCCAGCGAGTCTCTCGAATGAGGAATGGTATCTATCTTCTATTTGTTTGGCGAGTGCATCTAATGGCATAATGTTTTAAAAAAGGCATTGACCGCAATCAATGCCTACAATACAAATGTTGTACAGCTAATAAAAGCCATTATTACACTGATTTTTTAACTCTGTCAACTTGTCTTTTAAGTTCAAGATGTAAAAGTTTATGACAAGAATGACATAACCATCTCACTTCTAATGGTTTTGAATAATCATCATGGTGTGCAATTATTGTTTTTTTTGTTTTATGACATTTAGAACAAATATTTGGTCTTTTTAATTTTCCAGTTTTTATTGCATATGCAACTTTCCCCTTTGCCTTGCATTCCTCCTTATGTTCAATTTGCCATCTAATCATTGCTTCACAATAATTATCAGCCCTATTCCTTCCATTTTTTGCATACCACTTTGGGTAATATTCTTTTCTATATTCTGCTATTCTTTTTTTATGTTTAATATCATATTCTCGTTGTCTTTCACAATAACACTTTTTACACTTTAACCTACTTACTGGATAAAATTCATCGGGAGTTTTGTCTTTACCACAATATTTACATATCATATGATATATAATGTCATTTTTTAAGTTTGTTGTCAACCTTAAACTTAATTCTTCGCTGCGATACCAGATTAGAAGTCGCTAAATCTACTACTCCCGATCTCACAATCGCATTGACCGTAATCGTGCCATAGCACAACTCTTTAATCTCTTTTTCTATCAGCTGGTGAAACTTCAAATTTTTTATCATAGCGGATTAAAATATAATCGCTGACTGCTCCGTTATTAACTCGGACAGTAAAAGTTAATAACCCTCCTTTTAGGTTTTCAATGTCTTTTTCTAGTATTTGGTGGAATGAATAGTTTTGTGGATTTGAATTATCCATTAGTAAAATCCTTTATTATCAAAATAATTCTCGTCTGGAAGATCACTGATTGAAATATCTCCCAGTGGTTCTTGGGTGATAAAGAGCTGATAAGTAATAGCCAGTGCCATAACCAGGTCATCGTGCTTGCCAACATCAGCAGTCGCTTTCCACCTGGTTTTCATCTGCACCACTACAAAGCTAAATAATTCTTCAATAGTTGGTCTGTCATAGATTTTAATTAACTGATGGTCAATGGCTTCTTTTAAATCAGAGAGCATTTTGGGGCGTGTAGCACTATTGGTTTCCCAGCCGATTTTATAAGTTTCATCCTGGGAGCTATCCTTATTGCCATAATTAAACATCTCATACAAAAAGAATTTATCGTCACGATTTAGTCTGCCAAGTCGCTCCATTTCAAAAACACCACCATTGTTTCGCTCAAAAGCCACACAAGGACGCACTCCAGTCATGTCGTGGATTTTTTCCAGCATTGATTTAATTTTTGGAGTCATTTCGGTCGCAGTGATTTGTTCGCAGTAAACCAGAGGAATATCGGTATTAGTTTTACTCATAAACTGCGCCACACAACTATCAATCCCTCCTGCAGCGGTGTCAACCCCCACCACAAAGAATTCTCCCCGCTCAATTTTTCGATATTGCCTAATTATCTCAGGCGAAGTTGTATTGCCCATATTTAAAAGTCTTTATTGGATCTATGGCATTGGTTAAGTAAACCTCCAATGCTTCCTTTTTAAAATAAGTATCTCCAGATGCCAAGAAGGCTTCCATCCAGTTTTCTGGATACTCCTGCTGGTATTCTCGCTTTAATTCCATCTTTTTGGCTGCTAGAAAATCATTTGAATAAAATTGACTCGCCCCATAAAAGACTGGTTTGAAATTACTCTTGCCATTCTTGCAGTCAATCCAGAAATCTCTAAAAAAGTTGTAGCCATTAGCGGTAGTTTCAATAATTGCCATTCCATCCTCAGTGACTGCTTGAAGAGCCGATGATAAAAGCTTTGACATATCAGGGAAAAAAGCAGCTTCACTAAAATGCAAATTAGTAATAGTTTTGCTTCGTCCAAACTGCACATTTTGGGCTGTACCAACGGTATATTTTGATCTAGTATCTCTATTATAGAGTTCGTTTCTAGTATTGTATTTTAAATTAATTTTAAACTTCTTTTTAGCTTCATAGGATTCAATGTAAAGTTTAACTCGCTCCAGGAGTCCTTCCGCATTCTCGCGTGTATCTGCCACAATTACACTATGAGAAAAGTCCTTGAGCAAAAAGTCCACGGTAAACATTGCCAAGATTAAAGAGGAGAAACCTTGTTGGCGGGCTTTGAGGATGACATTTCTATGGTCATCTGCATCATGTGTAATAAATCTGTCTTGTATGTCATTTAATTTAAACGGAACTAGCTCATTCTTTTTATTGGTTATATCAAAGTAATCTTCTATAAATTTTTTATAGCCAGGTTTTATCATTACAAAATACCATACCACAAAAACGGACACAAAAAAAGCTGGTATTGCTACCAGCCTTTCTTGAGGTTTTATTTTTAAAACTCTAGATCTGATTTGTCAACAGAAGTTGGAGCTTTCTCATTTTGATGACCAAATGGGTCACCGTTTAGTAAAAGCATTTCCAGTTCAATGTTTTCATTGTCATAAGCTTTCTTGACTTCGTCAGAAACTTTTTCTTTAGGATCAGCAATAACGCTGTATCTGGTTTGCTTACCTTCACCCTCTTTAGTGATATTAATATCATAGCCAGTGGGGTTGCCGTATTTAGGATTTTCGCTATAGCTTTTGATAGCTTTTAGAATTGTCTTTTGGCTAATAGACATAATCTGAATAGCTTTTTCATTGTAGTTATAAACCACAATGCTCATCACCTGCTTAACTCCATCTGGACCAAGTTCGCCAGTAGGAATTTGCTCGTTTAGATCAAATCTTTTTGGAGTTCTTGAACCATCATCATTCTCCAGCCAGGTTTCATAATAAAAAAATGGCTCGCCAATCATACGAATTGTAGTCGTACCTTTAGCAAGCTTGGTATAGCGAGAGGTGGACTCCACCTTTATCTCTTCGGGGAAAAATGACATTTCTGTCCTTTCTTATGCGCGTGTTTTGCGTAATTAGTGTTGTTTGTGTGTTTTGCGCATTGTTGCTTTCCTGCAACGTTTGTTGATAATTAAACAACATCTTTATTATACTCCTTTTTCACTATAAGTAAATAGGAGTTCTTTTAAAACCGCCTTAGCAAAAGTGCTGGCGGATAGGTGTTTTTCAAGTGTCAAATAAACATCCAGGATGGCTTCACAGTTGTAATAAACTCGGTCATATTTTTTATAGTATTCTCGCCAGAATAGTATATCTCTTAACTCTTCAATTCGCTCTGAGAGTTCCTTTTTGTCCATTGTGTAGAATTTAATTGGCACTGGTTTCAAAATGAACCCTCCTCATTAATTAGTGCCGAATTTGGCATAAATCTAATTGGGCAAATACCATTTGGTCCAGATTTGGTTTTCACCACATTAATTGCCCCCGCACTACTGTCTTTTTCTTCTCTGGTAACAATTAAAACCTCAGTGCTGTCTTGCTTGAAAGCTGCTGAGCCTGAAATAGCGTTGAAATCAATCTTTTTACTAATGGATGCTTTTTTGTTAATGTGAGCAACCAGCATAATGGCGATTTTCTTGGTTTTAGCAATCTTGGCAATTTCTTTAATGGCGTTTGACTGCTCCTGAATATAGTTGTCACTACCAGTAATAAAATAGGAAATGTGGTCAATAATTACCAGGTCGTAGTGATCCAGTTGGTCAATAGTTTCTCGCAGTGATTCAATATTATTTATCCCCTCAGTATAAACATCAATATCGTCTGATATATCAAAGATATTCTCCCGACTATCATCAAAGGTCTTTTTCTCCTTAACAGAAGCCAAGTAATCAACAATAGTGTTTCCAGGCTCTAGGGCAAAATAAAGCACCTTGCGTTTTTGCTTCGCCACGCTGTAGGCAAAATTACAACAAAGTGAAGTCTTGCCAACATTGGTTTCACCAGTAATGGTGTAGACGTGTCCAGGTAGGAAACCTTTAATAATTTGATCCAGTCCATTAATGCCAGTTCTCGGTGCTGTTAGCTCTAGCAGGTGCTCTTTGGTTCGCTCATCCGCAATGGAGTTTAGTGTCCTTGGTCTGCCAAAATCATTGGGAGTAAGCACTAGCTCAGGATGGTGCAGAGCATGAATGTTTTTAATACTAGTGTAAACTTTTAGAATATCTCGCTCACTTAGCGGAGGATGACACTTATCCCGATTCCAGGTTAAAAGAGCAGGCAAGATTACTTCATCCGCCAGTCCAAAAGGTAATCTCGCAAAAAGACTCCCAGCAATTCTGGTAGCAGTTTCATCCCGATTGCCTTCACTGGCTTCTGGGAAATCATTGCCGACAGGCTCGGACAACTCCTCTTTTTTAGTTTTTAGCACTTCTGATACATCTTTTGGGAATTTGGGCAGAGTAAAAACTGGGGCTTCTTTTACAAAAGAATATTTTTTTCCCTTAAAGTTACTTGGTGGGAGAATAATGAGCCCCCCATCACTTCGCACATCCACTGGGAGATTGTCTAGTTTGCTGGTGGTTCTGGTTTCATCGCTGTAAAGGTAGTAATAGTGATGACCACCACTAATACTCTCGACCACCATTTCACTATCTAGTTTTTCAAAGGGCAAATCGCCCTCATTTTGTGTATCCACATCCACCACACTGATATTGGAAATCTCGCCAGTAATGACAGCAATGGCGTTGTATTTGTTATCCCACTTATCCAACTCATCAAGAGTAGCTTTGCGAGTTTGGTACTCTCGCCAGGTAGGAATCGCAGGGGCTTTTTGCAACTTTCCACCATCTTCAAAAATCCGCCAGGGAATGACAGACCAGCCCATTTCTAGGTATTTCAGGTAGGTGGATTTTTTTATGTTCATAGCCCATTTCTGACAAAAAACCAGCTTTAATCTGGGTACAGTGACGAATAACTTGTGCAAGCTATTTCTATACCCAGACTGAAACTGGTTTTATTATCCGTCTTATTCCCCGCTTGCACCGTAGGGGAGCTGCTTTTTGCAGACGCTTTTAAATTGTTAAGGTTTATAACTTATACTGCTTTTTTATTATCATTGTCAATTACTAAATTCTTTATAAACTAAATTTTCCATAATTAGCATCATATTCTTCTTTTTCTTTCAAAATGTTCTCTTTTGTGATGTTAATGACATCAATTATATCTAGGGCTTTTTGGGTTACGTCATCAAAAGAACAACCAGCCCAGGCAATCCATATTTTAATTTTATCTAATTCAAGATAGAGGTCTTGTTCACTTCCTTTTCCTTTTAAAAAATCCTTATTTCTTATAACTTTTTCAATTCCAAGAATATATCTTTCTTCCAGCAGGTTATCTTTCATTTAATTCCTCCTTTGTTTTTCTTTTATGAAGAAAATCTGTTCTTAACATTGTAATTTCTCGTTGTCCATAATTCATATTAGTGCTAATAACATTGAGTTTCTTCAATTTTGCCAGCATCCTGTTAACATGAATTCGGCTAACGCCTAAAACATCAGCCATATATCTATCTGTTGATTTGGCAACTTGTTTGCCTTTTACTGTTAAAACTCCAAGCAGGGAAATTAAAATAGTTTCCATTGGGGAAAATTCTTTTTTTCTTAATGTTTTGGTAGAAATGTTTATATATGGAATCATAATAATTATTTATACCACGATATTATCATAAATGTCAATAGTAGTTTTAATAAATGATGTGGGTGTGTAAAGTAAAAGATATATTATGTTTTAAAGGATGATTCTATATAGTAACCAAAAGGAATATAAAAACCCTCAAGTTCCTTAAATGTTTTATTATATCTAAAGATATTTAAGTGATTTATAAACGCTCCCCGCCCTTCACAAGTGGGGCGGGTCGCTTATATTAAAAAACTATACAAGTTCTACCCGTTTGTGGTAATGTTATGTTATGCCTAAAAAGTTTACCAAACCTAAAAGGTTCACCAAACCTAAAAGGTTCACTAGAACAAAGTTAAAGGAACAGCTCTGGAAGGTGGTCTCACAAAAGATTAAAGAGAGAGATCACCAAACCTGCTGGCATTGTGGTAAAAGAATGGACAATCCAAGTGCACTCCATTGCTCACATATTCTACCAAAAGGAG